AGTGCTACTCTTACTGGCAGTACTGGGGATGAGACAGTTACAGTGACCATGACAGGTTCTCTTTTGGCAGGTGATTACATTCAGTTGGGTAGTGGGTCTACTGCTAAGTTACACCAAGTGCTTATTGATCAAACTGGTGATGGTAGCTTGGAGATATGGCCTGCCCTGCGCAGCGATTATACTGACGAGACTGTAGTGTTTAGTAATCCTAAAGGTGTCTTCCGTTTATCTACGAATATGTCGTCTTGGTCAATCAACAACGCTAGTGCATACGGCATTAGCTTCGAAGCTGTAGAGGTAATTACTTAATGGCAACCCGTGACATCACAACTGTAGTAGAAAACGCTCTTGATGAGGATGTCATTGAACCGTTCTTTGCTATTGAGCTTCTGTTTGATAGTGCGCCTATTCGACTTTGGACAGGCTTGGGGGAGGCCACTATTGATGGTAACACTTACATCGGCACCGGGAATCTTTTGGATATCTCCTCTGTAGAGGAAACCTCTGAGATTGCTGTGAGAGGCGCTACAATCACTCTGAGTGGCATGAATAGTGAAGTCATTAGCCTTGCCCTACAAAGCCCCTACCAAGGCCGTGTGTGTAACCTTTACTTTGGGGTTGTCAGTGGTAACACTTATAGCAACCTGACGCAAATCTTCTCCGGTTACATGGATGAGATGAACATTGACGAGGGGCCAGACTTTGGAACTATCGAACTTAAAGTAGAAAACAAACTGATTGACCTAGAGCGTAAGCGTGTTCGTCGTTTTACTAGTGGTTATCAGAAGTCTGTATATCCGGGTGACAAGGGCTTAGACTTTGTAGAGAGCCTTCAGGACAAAGAGATCGTGTGGGGCCGTAGTGTCAAAGGTTAATTACAAACAAGAGTTCTTAGAGGACGTTAAGTCTGAAGTAGTCTCGCTTATACAAGCACATTTTGATGAGGTTTACCCCGCTAGAGAAGTCTTTGATCTTGAGATGGATTGGGACTTGTATGCTAAACTAGAGAGCCTTGGACTTGTCAAGATATTCACGGCTAGAGACGGTGAGAAACTTGTAGGCTACCTTTGGGTTATTATCAGCCCTAACCTACACTCCAAGGGCAACTACACAGCCTGTGATGATGGTTTCTTTGTGGCGAAGGACTACCGTGGGGCTTCTGTAGCCAAGAAACTCATAGAGTTTACTGAAAGATGCCTTAAAGAAGATGGCTTTGAAGTGTTTTATATCACAGGTACAGAAGAGAAGCCTATCGACCCGTTGATGAAGCGCATGGGCTACACTAAAGTAGAATCTAAATTCCAGAAAGTAATATAAAATGGCTGTTTTTACTGCTGCTGCTTTTATTGGTGCTTCAGTCCTTGGTGCTGTGGGTGTCACTGGCGCTATTGCTACCGGCGTCACTTTTGCAACAGTAGCAACTGGTTTTTTAGTGCAGGCTGCCGTTGGGTTTGCACTTAATGCTCTTGCACCGAAACCCAAAGCGCCTAATATCAGTGGGGTTGGCTCCGGCAGCAATAAAAACCGTGGCTACATAGTCAACCAACGTGGCTCTGCTTTAGATCATCAGATTATCTATGGCCGTGTGCGTGTTGGTGGGGCAGTTGTATTCCAAGAGGTTACAGGCAACAAGAATAAAATTCTTCATCAGGTTATTGCTTACGCAGGGCATGAGATAGAATCTTTTGATGAACTCTATATCAATGATGCTAAAGTAATTGACATTGGTGATACTAACCACCTCTATACTGTAGCTTACAATAGTTCTGTAGCAAACCTCACTGACGTTCAGGTTGCAAACATTGGTAACTTGGAAGAAGGTGTTGTTTACAGTGGTGCAGAAGCCTTTGAAGTTTTCTTAAGGCTTGCAAACGATAGGGTAAGGGGTGGAGAGTTTCAAAATGTCAAGAATGCGGTTATCGTAGATGTCCAAAAGACTGATGATACAGTCCTACGGGATATTACCGTTCTGTATGACTTTGATGAAACTACAGGGGAGAGTGAAAGTGTCTACGATGTAAGGCAATACACGGGCGCTACCACCCCTACAGCTAGCCAACTTGCTACAGAATTTGATATCAGTGATCTTAGTGGTAACTTCTACATTGTCAACAGGGATTTGGACTATTTTGGGAAAGTCCGTAAAGTCAGACTCCCTAATGGCAAGACCAGTAATAGGTATGATGGTTTTGTTAAGATCAGACAGCACCTCGGGACTAATGACCAAGGGGCTGACTCTTCTCTTGTCCGTCAGGTCAGGAAGTGGACCAACAACCACAGGCTCCGTGGTATCGCTTATTTGTACATCCGACTTAGGTTTGACGCTGACGTATTTCCTAATGGTGCGCCCCAAATCACAGCTACGATAAAGGGTAAGAAGGTTTATGACCCAAGGACTGATGCGCGCGAATGGTCCGACAATCCTGCGCTCTGTCTCCGAGATTATATCTCTAGCGGATACGGTCTTGCAGAGGATGATTCTAACATTGATGACACTCTCGTAGCCACTGCGGCCAATGTCTGTGAGGAGACTGACACTAATGCAGGGACCGCTCGTTACACTTGTAATGGTGCTTTTACTACAGACAATACCCCTTACGATTCACTGAATGACATCCTTACGTCTATGGGTGGTTTGTTGTGGTATGCCCAAGGCAAATGGCGTATGAAGCCTGCCTATTGGACTGCACCTACGATTACCTTTAATGAGGATGATCTTAGAAGCTCAATAAGTGCCAAGACAAGGCACTCCCGCAGGGATAACTTTAATGTCGTCCGTGGCACGTTCCGTGGTGAAGAATCTGACTGGCAGATTACAGACTACCCTGAAGTCACAAACTCTTCATTCCTTGAGGCTGACAACGGACAGGAATCAGTAGCAGACCTTGAGCTTCCCTTTACGGACAACTCTATTGAGGCGCGTAGAATTGCTCGTATTGCCCTTGAGCGTAATCGACAGCAGCTTACAGTAGGTGCATCTTTTGGTCTGAGAGGTTTTCAGGTTCAGGTTGGGGATGTAGTAAATCTGAGTATTGAACGCTTCGGGTGGACTGAGAAGGCTTTTGAAGTCACAAGCTGGACTTTCGGCATTGCTGAGGAAAAAGACCTGCAAGTTCAGATGACCCTTCGTGAAATTTCTGAAAGTGTCTTTGATGAGGTTGACGATGGTGTAATCTACGAAAGGGACAATACTGAATTACTTAGTCCTTTTGAAGCACCTGAAGTTGGCTTGTCTGTTTCTAATAGTGTTGAGGTTGTCTATGAACACGCTAGAAATGTCATTACAGCGAATGTGACAGGTGACTCTGACCTAATTGACCGGGTTGAGGTCCAGTATAAAAGAACTGGAGACCCTGACTGGATTCCTGTGGGTATTGGTGACAAAAGTAAATACCAGATCGTTGATTTGCTGGATGGTAACTACGATGTTCGCGCAAGATCAATAAATAGTTTTAATGTGATAGGCGATTGGAAGTATCGGTTGAACTTTCCCGCTAGGGGGTTGGCGCCCCCACCCTCGCAAGTGCAGAACTTTAGTGCTGAAGTCAATGGTGCTGTAGTGAATCTTGAGTGGGATGCTGTCCCTGATCTTGACCTCTCGTACTACCGCATAAGATACACGCCAGAAACTACAGATGTTCTGTGGAACTTCGGGATTGACTATGTAGAGAAGGTCGCTAAGCCCGCTACTTCTGTGAGTGTTCCTGCACGTGCTGGCACCTACATGATTAAGGCTGTAGACCAAGGCGAACGTGAATCTACAGAGTTCACCACGGTGGTTGTTGACCCAGCAGACCTTGAGCAATTCACCAATACCTTGACCCAAACAGAAGACCCTGACTTCACAGGTGTAAAAACTGATTGTGTGGTGACACTAGACGGGGAACTTCAAATTCAGAATACGGCTCTGTTTGACAACTTGAGCGGAAATCTGGATGATCTTGAAGGTGAGTGGGATTTCTTAGGAACTGGTGAGATACTTCAAGAAGAAGGTATCTACGAGTTCTCAGACTACATTGACATTGGGTCTGTAGAAAAGGCTCGTGTTCGTGTAGACGCCTATCAACAAAGGTTTGATACTCAAGCTAATCTGTTTGATAGCATCAACGGTAACTTAGATGCCCAGCCTGTTAATTGGGATGAGCTTACTGGAAACCCTGATTTGGGGGACACTACAGTTATTTCTTATGTGTCTACAACAGAAGATGATCCGGCAGGAACCCCTACATGGACAAACTACAAGCGGCTTCGAGTCGCGGATATTTCTGCTAGAGCTTTCCGTTTCAAGGTAAAACTGGAATCAAATGACCCCGGTGTGACACCCTCTGTGTCTAAGTTAGATGCTGTGGCACAATATAACTAAGGAGATAGCCTAAATGGCACAACACGATTATGATATTGCCAATGATACGGCAGCTAATGTCAGGGCCGACTTGAATAATGTCCTTGCTGCTATTGTATCTAATAACTCTGGTAGTAGTGAACCTACAACTACCTACGCTAATCAGTGGTGGTATGACAGC